CTCAAGAACAACCTAAAGAAGAACCAGCTCCGCGTAAAAGACGTGGACGCAAGCCAAAGAATGAGACTCAAGAATCTGTAGAAGAATAAGTAATATGGAATTGACAGAAGATACGTTTGAGCTATATGCAGCCAAGTACTATGATAATCCATATTGTCTAACTAAAGATGAGTTCAAACAAGATTTGAATCTAATCAGCACAATCAAACGAATGAGCCAATGGCTTGATTCAGATTGTAAAGATGTAGTTAGATTGAGAAGATTTGTGAACAACACGATTCTATTCTATAACGTGTTTGATCATAGCGCTGCTTCAACAATGCTTCACTTTAAAACAAATGAAGATCATTGGCACAAGATTAATGCTTGCTTGTATTTTCTGTCATTGCCTTTGATTGGTGATGAGCAATTTGACATCATTCTCCATCGACACATAGCACAAGTGTTCAAATGAAATCGTTTAGAGAATTCATCAACGAAGTTTTGACTAAAGATGATCCCATTGAAAAATGGATCAAAGACTTTATTGAGAGTGATGATCCTAGATTTGAAGGCAAGTCAAAAGAAGAAAGAATTAAGATGGCCAAAGGTGCCTATTATGGAGCCCAGAAATGAAATCGTTTATCCAGTTTATCAATGAGTCAAAACTGCTTCGATCACTTAATGATTTAGTAATAAATCACCCCACTTATAATAGAGTTAGACCAAAAGCAATGAGATCTGAAATAAATGGTAACGTGATTGATGTATTTGAAGATATTACTAAAGGCGATCCACAACAAATACAATATTGGATTGATGAAATAGAAAAATCAAATAAGATAACAGCTTTTTTAAAATTTATTTTAGACAATCAACATAAGATCGGTACCAACAAAAATAAAGAAGAATTTGATCCTAATTCAAGAAAGTTAAGATATATTGACGGATCAACTCCCGATTATGTTTATAGAATTATAGATCCTAGAGAAATGGAAGTCGATGAGCGTTATATTCTGCCATCCAGCTTCTATGGTAGAATACATGTTTCAGCAAAACCTGAAAAGCAGTATGGCAAGAAAGGTGATCTGATCATTAGAATCAAATTTTCAGATCAAGATGGCTGGGTATCTAAAGAAGGCGGGTCTGGAGTCATATATGGCGTAACAGATAAACCAATAAAGAAAACGAAAATTAAAGTTATTGGGAAGATATAATGAAATCATTTCTTGAGTTTTTGCTGGAATCTAAATATCAAGATGAAGTAGATCGACTATTGGATGGTGGACGAAAGATATATCTTGCCGACTTCATGAAGACTGATACTTCTTATGGAAACAAGCTGCCTGCAGGAATAAGAAATAAGTATCCATTTGATACGCAATTGAAAATAGATTTGGATAAGCTTATTGCAACTGATTCCAGTGTTGAGGTAAATCCAATTCTTGACATACTAAATAACTTTAATATGAATAAAGTAAATATTAAAGTTATTGTAGACAATGGGAAGTATTATATTGTTGATGGTCACCATACTATAACTGCACTTTATATAATGAACAAAATAAAGAATATACCAATCAAAGCACAGAAGATTTAATATGAAATCATTCAAAGAATATTCTCTAGATCAGATTGAAGAAGTCACTTTGCCTCTTGAAGAAGAATCTGCTCCAGCAACTACTTTAACTACTGGAGTTGCAAATCCTGATGCTAGACCAATGATTAAGAAAAGTCGTGCATTTGGTCATGAATGTTTTGAAGTAGATTCTGATACATATCATAAATGTCATTCTGGTAAGATTCCATTCAAAAGATGGGCCGGGTATGTTGAAGATGAAGATCTAAGAAATGAAATCAAGAAAGCATATCAAAAGAATAAAAGATTGCTGATCCAAGATAGCAAATCTGGTTCAATGGTCTACATTAAATGAAATCATTCAAAGAATTTTTAATAGAAGAAAAGAATCCAATTCCTGTCGGTCAATATGATAGCGACAAGAAAATGAATGTTGATCATCTTGTTGCCAAAGTAGAAAGATCAAAACCTAGAACAAATAAGATAGATGTTAAAACTCTTGTTGATTTGGATATTATTAAGGCAACACAACATACTATTAATGATAGAAATTCATATGATGATCCTGTATTTCCAGAGTATGAAGATAAACCGGTCTTAGTAAATTATGGTGATTATACTTATATCTTAGATGGTCATCATAGAATGGCTAAAGCATATAAGTCTAATTCAAAACTTGAAGTTTATTTGTTTTGACTAATAAATAAATTTGTTTACATATACTAAAAATTAGTATAGAATAAATTCTAATTTTATAGAGAAGGAAAAATAGAATGAAATCATTCAAAGAATTTATTACAGAAATGAAGGTTGAACTATCTGATCTACTTGGTAAAGATGAAGTTTCTAAATTAGAAAAATATTATGGTGGAAATGATGCATTTGATCATATCTACCAAGAACTTCAAGATTATAAAAAAGATCATTCTGCTTTTATTAAAAATCCAGATAAAGTATCAGATCAAGTTAAAAAGAGTATGATTTCTGTTACAAAGAAACTACGAAAAATGGGCAAAGAAGATGGTGTTCTAAAATGAAATCATTCAAAGAATTTATTTCTGAAGCTAAAGTAGAAATTCCTACTACTAAAGCTAAAGAATATAAATCAGAACTTGAAAAGAAAGGCTTTAAAGTAGAAACAGCAGATGAAGAAGGTCTAGTTGTTTCTACTGATAAAGTTGATCAATTAAAATCTTGGCTCAAGAGCAAAGGCTGGGATCAAGAAGATATTAAAAATCTAGTTTGATTAAAATAAGAGTTTACTTTTAGAAAATTCTTAATTATAATAGTCCTAGGCTTTCTCATTTAACTTAGGACTATTTTTATCATGTTCAATACCTCAAACGAATTCTCTATTCATATAGAACATCTTAAAGAACAACAAAATTTTGACACTATTATTGAAACTCTAGTCTGGTTTACAGAGAATGAATCAGATCAAGAGTATGAGCAAATTGTCAAGCTTCTTAATCGTAGACTAAAACAACAAGTAGAAATTGAAGCTCGTGATCTCAAATTACTAAAAGACAATTCTGAATTAGTTAGTCTATTCTCATGATTGGGTTTAAAGCATATCAGATGCATCATGCTATCAATCTCCATTTCAAGTCTAAAGACTACGACTATTTCAAGTATGGTGGTAAACTAAGACTGAATGAGGATTCTTTCAAAAAGGATCGATTCCGTTGGCAGTATGCTGGATTCGAAAAGAAATTTGACCGTCTACTTCTTGCCTATTATTTGTTGTACAAGCAAGTAGATTTTGAATACATTAGACCTCAGCAGCTATTTAAGCTAGCAAGCACCAGAATGACCCCTGGTGAATCTTTAGACTATAGATATGATAACATATTACTTGACATCAAACATTCATTAGAGACGATTCTGGACACTCCAGAGACTGTTTCTAGTATATATCCATATGAATATGATCTGTATCAAGGAGGTTCAATTGATTTAGAGACAATTATTCTATATGATCACTATATCAAAAAAGTGTTTACTTTAGACAACTCAAATGATATAGTATCCTGGCCATCGATCATTCGCAAGATTGAAAAGATTCGGCCATTTGTTTTGTCACTGATTTCAAAGCATGAGTTTGTATCGATTATAGATGATATAAATAGATCTGCTAGGAACAAAGGTGCATAGCACAGTTCAAAGCGCAACTAAACTACTATAGGAAAATATAAATGTCTAAACTAGCTCAACTCAAAAAATCCCGCGGTGCAAATCTCAAGAAACTTCAAGAAAAACTAGAACAAGCGAATCAAGGTGGTGCTCCACGTGATGAGCGAATCTGGAAGCCAAAGTTCAATCAAGAAAAAGGCAAAGGAACAGCAATTGTTCGTTTCCTAACTCCTAAAGATGGTGATCCATTCATCGAGCTAAAATCTTATTCTTTCAATGGTCCTAAAGGCAATTTCTGGGGTAATGCTCTTCAGACAATTGGTGAAAAGGATCCAGTTCAGATTGCAGCAATCAATGGCTTCAAGAAAGCAAAAGCTGAAGGCGATGAGCGACTCAAAACTGAATGTAAGAAATTCCTTCCTCGTTCTCAGTTTTATGCTAACGTGCTAGTAATCAAGGATGAAGAAAATCCTGAAAATGAAGGTAAAGTGAAGATCTTCCAGTTTGGTCGTCAGATCTACAGCTTTATTGAAAAAGCAATCGAACCAGAGTTTGATGATGTCGATCCATTTGACCCATTCTGCTACTGGGGTGGTGCAGATTTCAAAATTCGTATGGTAGGTCGTGAAATTCCAGACTCTCGTACTGGCAAGAAAGTAACAGTTCCCAACTACGAAGCATCTAGTTTTGATTCTCCTTCTGAACTATTTGATGGTGATGAAGATCAGATCGATGAAATCTTCCAACAAACTTTTGATCTTTCTGAATTCGTTGCTCCTGAAAAATTCAAGTCCTTTGACGAAGTAGCAGATCAGTTCCAAAAAGCTATGGGTAAACCATACAATTGGCTATCTGATGAAGGTGTTGAAGAGCATGTAGAACAAAAGTTGAAAGAGCAGGAAATGGAGGAAGAACAAGCTCCAAATCCTATGACTGAAGAATATGATGAGCCTGAGGAAAAAGAACAACCTCAGATTGATCATTCAGATGAAGATGAAGATCCTCTTGCAAAATTCCGTCGACTTGCAGGAAAATAATCTGAATTGATTTGATAGAAAGAGGAGCTAAATTGCTCCTCTTTTTGTTTACATCGTCTTTATTAGTGTTTATAATGTTTACTAATATTCTATAAGTATGGAGTTTATTCAATGAGTGAGATTGCTTCAGTTTTTGAAGAACTAGAATCTGTTTCTGGTTCTAACGCAAAATTAGACATCATGAAGTCATTGAAAGGAGATGTTGAAGATCTATTCAAGACAATCTGTTTCTTGACTTATGATCCTTCTATTGATTTCTATGTCAAGAAATTTAACCGTTATTATTCCGAACCAGAGATTTCTTTAGATACTGCTTTGGCTCTATTGAAAGAGCATGTTGCTTCTAGAACATATACAGGAAATGAAGCGATTCAATACGTAGAGCAGCTACACTCTATCGTCAATCACAAAGAAGCAGAAATTTTTTGGAGAGTAGTTCAGCGTGATCTTCGTCTTGGTATTTCAGCAAAGACCATTAACAAAGTATGGCCCAATCTGATCTACATCCATCCATATATGCGATGCTCATCTTTCTCTGAAAAGAATCTAAAGAATATTTCTTTTCCTTGCTTTTCACAAACTAAAATGGATGGTATGTACGCAGACATTATCTGTGAAGACAAGACAGTCAAAGTAATGTCTCGCAATGGACAAGAATCAAAAATTCAATTAGTTGAAGAGACAAAGCAAGAGCTTGTTAGACTCTTTGATGGATTCGTTATTCAAGGTGAGATGCTTGCTTTAGATGAAGAAGGCCAATTTATGGATCGATCTTTGTCCAATGGTTATCTAAATTCTGATTCAATTGATCCAGCTCGAGTTCAATTTGTTGCATGGGATCTAATTGATGTTCAAGATTTTTATAACCATAGCACAAAGACAACATACAATGTTCGATATAAAACTCTAGAACAGGTCATCTCAGAATCTAATTATCCGTTTGTTCGGCTTGTTAATACAAAAATCTGCTATAATGCAGATGAAGTGATGGAACATTTCAAAGAAAAACGAGAACAAGGCGAAGAGGGCACTGTCATTAAAGATATGAAGACTTTCTGGAAAGATGGAACCTCAAAACAGCAAATTAAAGTTAAAGTGATTTTTGATTGTGATCTTGAAGTTGTTGATCTAAAGGAAGGAACTGGAAAGAATGTAGGTCGTCTTGGATCTATTCAATGTAAATCTGTAGATGGTCTGATGACTGTTTCTGTAGGAACTGGTCTGAGTGATGAGCAACGTGCTCAGTTTTGGGAGAATAAGGAACAGTTGATTGGAAAAATTCTAACTGCTCAAGCAAATGATGTTATTAAAGGAGTAGACGAGAATTCAAACTGGACTCTATTCCTTCCGCGATTTGTTGAACTAAGGGAAGATAAAACTGAAGCTGATTCTCTGGATCGAATCCAGGAACAAGTTAAATCATTTACAGATGCACTTCAACTCCTAAAGAGCTAAAATGAAATAGGGAGTGGTATTACCACCCACTCCCATACCTTAATCTTTGAGCTTCTTCTAACCGTCTTCTCATAGCCGGATCGCTATTATAAACAGATGGTGTATTTGTTACTGTAGTATTATTAACCATATTTTGTGTTGTTTGGTTAAATACCATTGGAGATCCATTAGGATTCTTAACAACACCAGCAGGAATAGCATTAGGATTTCCATATGCATCTCTATTCATAATAGAACTGGATAGTTCAGATGCATTCCTAGCTCTTAGATCCCTAGTTGCCTGATCTATATCTTCTTTCTCATATTCACGCGCAACTTTTTCTATTCTATCAATTTCACTCTCATTCTTTTCTTCATCATCTCCAAGACCAAAGAATCCCTTTAGTTTTTTCATTGCTTGATCTGTCATATCAGATATCGCGTTTTTGATATTGTCAAGAATTTCACGAGCTTTATTCATAACAGAATCAATTGTATCTTGAACAAACTGAATACCTGATTCTATAGATGCAGATACTTTGTCCTTGACTGCTTGAGCATATCCAGCCGGATCTTGAATAAATTCAAACGCCTCTGACAGAATTCCTTGCACCATTCTAAGAGGCAGAGTGAAGAAGTCAAAAACCTTACCAGCAATTGATTTGATATCTTCACCAAACATTGCTCCCCATTCTTCAGGTAAGAATCCAACTAAATTCTCTATACCTCGATCAAATAGGTTTTTAACAAAGTCTATAGGGCTCTTGATAAAATCCGTTACTGTGTCAACTATCCATGTAATACCATCATAGAAGAATCGTGTTAGATCATCTTTATCACCTAATAGACTATCGTTCCCTGTCAGCCATTGATAGATCCAATCTATAGGTTTTGCAAGTGTATGACCAAGAGTTGAGATAACATTTGCTACGCCATAAATGATTCTTTCCTTGATCGTGACATCAGATTGATCCTTTCCTAGAAAATCAGCAACTCCGAAGATGCCATCAATGAAATTATAGATGCTATATAGAATTCCTCCAATTGCAGCCATTTTTAGACCGCTCAAAAGTTTCATTGGTCCGCTTAAAGAATCAAGATCCATATCATCTGCTTCAATGTCATCTACAAAACCTCCAGCCCCACGACCTTCTAATTGAGATTCTCTTTCAAGTAAGTCATCTCTACGATCAGACTGCTGTTGTTGATCTAATTGATCATCAAGGGTATTATCAACTCTTTCTAAAAGATCATTGGACTGATCTAGCTCATCGACAATTTCTTTTGAATCTCCGTCACCCCACACTTCTTGAAGAAACGAATTCAAAGAGTGAATTTCTTCATTGATTTGCTCTAATTTGTCTGTGAGCTCATCACGTTTTTCCGTATCTTGTGTATTTTCTATTTCTTGTTCTAACAATTCAGCTTTTGCTTTTGCTTCTTCGATTGCTGCTTTAACACGCTCTTGTTCATTCTTGGATCTTTCACCCATAGAAGAAAAGAAGTCTCGAGCAATCTTTGTTGTATATCCTAAAACTGGGTTAGCTGTAATAAGAGCAGAGATTAGAGAATCTGGACTCGGAATAACATCAGCTAAAGAGAATCCTCCGACAGAAGAACCTCCTGAGCTCATATTGGATCCTCCTTCTCTAGCAAACTTTCCAGGGTGATCAGCCTTTTCTAATGTGTCTAACACAGCAGAGAATTTTGCCATGTACACGCCATTGTCTGGCCCAGCATCAACATGACCAGCAATCATATCAGATCGAATATCTCGTAATTCTCTGATTGCATTCTTGCCTATTCGACCACCAGTAGCTTCACGAATAGCAATGACTTCCATCAAAACTGTGTCTAGGATCTGAGACACTTCTGCTGGATCTGTTGATTCTCTAGCCTTAATTGCTCTTCTCATTTTTCTAACATCTTGAAGAGCTTGAGCAGCTGTTTTAAGAGCCATTTGATTCTTCCTGTTCTGCTGTTCTTATTTTGTTCATTATGTGAATCAAATAAACATCTCTCTCGAATGGAATCATTTCTTCGATCTCAGAAAGAGTCATATGTTGTTCAAAGCGTGATGCTTTTCGTCTAAATAATAAGTCGCTATTATTTTTATAGTACGACATCAATGTTTCATGACAAAGCATCAGCCGAAAAAACTGTTGATTCCTTTAAACTCGATAGTAGTTTTTCTACCGTCGGATAGCTCTACTTCAGTTTCCCACTTAACAGTTGGCATAGTTGCAAAGAAGTTTGCTATCTTTTTGAGGATAGATGTATCAAAAGATTCAATCCATTCATTGATCTCTTCTTCAGAAAAGTCAGAGAAGTTATATACTTGATCCTCATCAAACACATAATCAATACATGCTCGAATCATTGAGTCGTCTTGCTTAATTTTAGAATCGCTATCAAATGCCATTCCTAGCGTTGGATATTTCATCACAAGACCTAATGTTTCTGTGATCATAAATTTCTTTTGGTGGCTAGGGTCAATATGTACTTTGACTTCGTCTAATGGTATAGAGATTTTAATGTGTTCATCACTGTCTTTGACACGATAGCCGATCTCACAGACATCAGATACAGACTTAGATCGAATTTTAATAAATAGGTCTTCAATATCAAAGATAGGAAGCTCTTTTGGATCAACTGCACCATCGGTGCACAGTTCAATAATTTGGCACATTGCTTCAATTTCTTGCTCACGCTCTTCAGATTCTTTTGCCATTAAAAGAATCTTTTGTTCTTTAACGGTAAAAGGTCTGTACGTGATAGTTTTATCAATCCCTGTTAGCTTATGTTTAAATCGTTGGATATCAAGTTTAGGTAATCCCATAATGATTAAGACCTCAGGTTAGTAATAACATTGTCAATTTTATCTAGCAAAATAGTTTTTTGGTTGTTTGATAATTTATTATTGCTAGAAGTTGCAGCTCTAATTGATTCAATCAAACCTACATGCTTGTTAATTGATTCTCCTGTTGTGTTTCTAACAATCGAATCAACTTGATTATATATATTAACGGCTTCTCCCTCCAAATCAATTCCAGTTTCACGATCAACAACTTCTAATGCCTTCTGAACTGCAGGACTTGATGTGATTGGGGATAAAATTCTTCCTAATGGAGTTTGAGAAAGAGACGAGACTCCTTGACTCTTGGATTCAGATTCTCCTTCTCTTGCCCATCCACTAAATGCGAACTGTACGTTTAGTTTAGAGAATGCATCATTTTCTTCATTTGACATAATAATAGGATCACAAACAACTGGAAACGCGTCCTTTAGAACAACACTGTAAACAACATTGTCTTGTTCATCCAATTTGTTAATGACCAAATTAACAGAAATGTCATCCATATAGCGGACTTCGTGAGTTACAGGATCATATATTAGAGACATCCACTCATCTATAATATTTTTCTCATGTAAGTCACGAGATACCTTAAATATAAAGTTCTGTACACCATACACTGCGCCATATGGGATCTTATAGAAATCTCCATTGTACTTAATGTCAGTTGTTGCAATATTTTTTCCAGGTAGATCAGTTTGCTCACACATTAGATCGAGACCACGAGTAACCTGGATATTTCCTCCACCAAAGAATGAACTAATTGTTTGTACCACCTCAGATCCAAGAAAGCTTGATGTTTTATCTTGGCCTGTATTATTAGTTTTGGGTTGAAGGCTTTGTGGTAATGGAATCAGCACTTGGAATCTATTCGAACGTGCTAACCCATATTTGCTAACATGAGATATAAATTCTCTAACTGATGACATTAGTAAATCTCTATAAATAAATTGTATGTATGAACATATTTATTAGGATATTGCTGTGGACCAAAATAAAACTGGAACAGAACTTGAGATTCTCAAGAACATTGAACAGGCATTCTATAGGAACAATCCTAATGCTAAGAAGAGACTGACCAAACGGTCTTTAGACTGGTTCAGAAAGTATATTCCGCGCGCATACAATCGTGTCCGTAAGCCTCAGATGGTTCGAGACCGAGATATGTGGAAAGAAAAGATGCGATTTGGTCGTATGTATCTTTTTGAGTACGACGCCAAACATAAGGACTCCCTGCCTCTATGGGACGCGTTCCCTCTTGTATTTCCTATTAGTGAATATAAAGCAAAAGATGGAATGACAATCATTATTGGTCTAAATATGCACTATCTATCTCCACAAATGAGACAGATTGCTTTCTTAGCTTTATTGAAGTATAAGACGAATGATCGTTATAATCAGCAGACTAGATTAAAATTAGAGTGGGATGTTTTAAAGGCAATGAGTGAGTCTAAATTCTTTAAACACGCAATTCACTCATATAGACTAGATCATGTTCGATCTACATTTATTGAGATTCCTGCTCAATCTTGGGAAATGGTACTATTCTTGCCTGCAGCACGTTGGCAAAAAGGAACTTCAAAGCAAGCATACAAACTTAAATAAAAGAAGGGAGGTCATTGCCTCCCTTGTGTTTCTCATATCCTTTCTTTTTTCTCTTCTTCCTATCTTCCATTTTGGTACTCTTGTTGTACTTCCTTGCATGCTTTGCAACTAAATTGTTCATTTCTACTCTCCAAAAAATCTATTTATTTCTTAAGCAATCTGGTATATAATATACACTCTTGTTGTAAAAGGAGAATAAGATGACTCAAATATTTTGTAAGATAGATGGTGAACTAAAAGTATTTGAAGCAAGCAAACATATCGACCATAACCTAGCAAAGGATCTTCTTCTTTCATCTGGATTCAAATCAGATGGAGCAATCATGCTTGTTTACATTTGATTCTAGATAGTATAGAATCTATTGAAATTAATTTGATAATGGTGAATGAAATATGAAATTAAATTCTACAAACGAAATCATCACGAATGTGGGCATTGCCCAACATGCATCTATCAAGATGAGTCCTACAGCGTTTAAGATCTTGTCCTCTCAGATCTACTCAAACAAAATCAAAGCTGTCATTCGTGAGATTAGCTGTAATGCTCACGATGCTCATGTTGCAGCTGGTAAGCTTGATCTTCCAATCAATGTTGCTTTGCCAACTCGATTCAGTCCTACGTTTGAGGTTGAAGATTTTGGCACAGGTCTTCCTCATGAGACTCTTGTTGAACTGTACATGACGTATTTTGGTTCAACTAAACAAGATACGAATGATGAGATTGGTGGTTTTGGTCTTGGTTCAAAATCTCCTCTTGCATATACAGATCAGTTCACTGTAATCAATACCTACAATGGTGTTCGTAAGACTTACATGGTTTATTTCAACAGTGAACATGTACCTGATGTCTCAGAGATTGGTTCGGCTGAAGTGAATGAACCAAATGGGATCAAAGTAGTTGTTCCAGTACAGGATTCTGATGTTTCACGATTTGTCAATGAAGCATCGAATGTCTATTCTTGGTTCAAAGTCAAGCCAAATATCATTCGACATTCAAATGAAGATTTTGATATTCATTCTCATTGGGCTGATCATACTGCTAACATTGATTACTCAAAAGACTATTTCTTCTGTCAGCAATGTGAATATTCAATGAATTCACGATCAATCATTGCCTACATTGGTGGTGTTGCTTATCCAGTTTACGATGTGCTCGATAAGTCAGAGTTTGATATCTTTCAATCAATGATTGATTACAGTCGTTCTACTCTTGTTGTTCGATTTGATATTGGTGAAGTTGAAGTATCAGCATCTCGTGAAACATTGTCAATGGACCGATGGACGGAAGAGAAAGTCTATAACAAACTAAAGTCTATTTCAAACTCATTGGTTAATGATATTCAGTCTAAAATTGATGAATGCAAGCAACCATCTGATCTAAAAGATATTCTTGGTACTCATCAATATAACATAGTGATTAATCATTCAAATTCTTTTACATACAAAGAGAAGCCACTACAATCTTATTATGTCAATTATACTAGTAAGATTGTCAATAAGTTGTATCGTGAAGGTGGATATCTTCCCACAATTCATCAACTAAGCAGCACATATAGTCGAGTTAACTGTAAACTAAGACAATTATACAATTACTACTTTAATCCTTTTATAGGGAACAAAATCTGTTTTCTGATTGCTGATCAAAAGAAAGGTATTCAGCATGTCCGAAATCATTTGGTTGATAACTCAGATTATGATGACATCTACGAAGTTCAAGCATACGATGTAGAAAAAGTCAAGATTCATTTTTATAATTTTGACTATGAATTTGAGAGTGTAAAGACTCTATATGACTCTGGGATCAAACCAACTCGAACCAAGCAACAGACTAAGTATTCCGACCAGCCGGTGATTTATAACGGTAATTATCAGCGAATGGAATTTGATGATATGGTTGAGAATGCACTAAAGGACAATACGTTTGTTGTTGGCACACATATGGGTCAAGTTGAATGGTCAGATTTTGAACCTCTGTTGAAGCTTGATTCCTCTATCAATTTGTTGGTGTGTTCCGAAGCAAATTGCAAACGGCTCATCAAGAATGGTGCAACTGATATTAAAAATATTAAAATGAAACCAGAATATGATGACATTATTAAGTCAGCACATGAACTGAATCAAGCACTATATACAATTAATTACAATCTCGACTATGTCAATAAAGATTTTATTGGACATTCTAATGGTTTGAGTGAGGTTATCGGTGGGTTTGAAGTTTTCGACCAAGTTCGTGAGATTCTAGCTGAATCTAAACCAACATTCGATCCTTCTACTCTACACAAGTTCTTCGGTAAGGAGACTATTGTTAAGATTTTAGATGAAATTGATGTTGAACCATATAAAGAGATGGCAAATGAAGTGAATTCAAAGATTCAATATCTATGCTCTATTGCTGATATATTTGGAAATGAAATAAACTCTATTCGTCAAACTATGTGGTACGAAGAACGAAAAGCTGATCTATTTGCTTACTTTAAAATGAAAATGGAGACAAATAATGATTGAGTGGATTTGGCTATATCTAACTAGTAGAGCATCAATGTTTGCATTTCGTCGATACAACAACCATATTGAGTCACTCATGAACATCTATATGACAGACTATACATTAGATAGTTGTCATCTGGAGTATGACAAAGATAAAGAAGAGAATTGGGCTGTGTTTGAATTTAAAGAAGGTGTCAAGCTTAAGTGCTTGTTGTCTGATTCAGGATCAATTGCTCCTTCATTCAAATTTGATACAACTCTGTCAGAGAATAGCTGGAGTGGCTATCCTTCTGGACCTACACTCGTGATGCTGAATTCGCTGCTTGAAGAATATTTGAAAGTAGAGTAGTTTACTTTTGTATAAGATGTGTTTATAATAGATCTGTAATTTAACAAAGAGGAAATGAAATGAACCGCATTGATATGACTAAAGAAGAAAACAAGATTGCCTGTGTTGCTGATTGGATGTCTCGTGGAGGCGAAATTAGCAAGACCAAGTTCTGTGAGGAATGGGGCACAAATACTCGTTCTCTTGGTCGTTGGATTGAGAAGTATCAGGACAGCATTGTCGAAGTTAAGGTAGAAGATAGTGTCACTGAACAAACACAATCTGATGATTACCAGTTCATCATCTCTCAAAACTCTGCCACTGTAATCAAAAACGGTGAATCTGCTATCGTTCACCGTGATTCGCCCAACTACAAGGCTGTTGTTGATCTTCTGCTCAATGAAGAATTTGAAAATGCTTGGGCTATGACCAGTGTGAAGAAAGCCATTGAGGAATTCTCTCAAGGCAAGATCAAAGTGACAGACAATGATAAGGTGTTCTACGGTACATTTGAAGTACGCAACCGTATGACTGACAAGCTTGTTGAAATGATTCGTGATGGTGCTGAAGGAACTAAAGCATTCTGTGCCTTCTTTGAAGCTGTCATGACAGACATTGAATCTGACTATGTTCGTGAACAGCTTTGGCCTTTCATTGGATCACAATGCATTGAGTTGAATGATGATGGAACTTTCACTGGTTACCGTGCTGTACGGAGCGACTATCTTGATAAACACACTGGCACTATTGATAATAGTGTTGGACAAGTTGTTGTGATGCCTCGTCATCTTGTAAACTCTGACCCCAATCAAGCATGTTCTGCTGGTCTGCATGTTGGTTCTCTGGAATATGCTAAAGGATTCAAAGGTTATGATGGTCGTCTGATGAAGGTAAAATGTCATGTGCGAGATGTTGTGAGTGTTCCATATGACTACAATGCTGGCAAACTTCGTTGCTGTCGATTTGAAGTAGTGGAAGATGTAACTGATCTTGTTTAATATTTCTATGTGGTGAGATACAATGTATCTCACCCTCTTATTTTGGAGTTATATTATGGAAAACA